GGGCAATCAGTAAAAAAAATTTCTTATACATCGTCAGCAATCCCCCCACGCTATCGCAACGGCAAAATTACAGAAGTATTTACTAAAACAAACAGTGCAGGGTCAGTTCATTATTATTACAAAGTCTTATGGGATGACAGTAGAAGATCAGAACACGCGCAACACACATTGCGCCCATTAGATCAAAACAACACGCCCTGAACGCTTGGAACATAACTTGCATCGTATCTTTTGTTGTCGCCTTTCGGATATGGTTCGATCTTATATTGTAAATTTTCATTCATAAGCGCTTTTTCTTTTTTATTTCCTAAAAAATAAAAATATCTATGTTTTCGCGGACGTTCTTTCATGTACAACCTATCGCCATATTTTTTCCTTAATAGCTCATGTTTATTAATATTTTTGTTTTCGTCATATCGTCCGACACTATCTTCAATTGAACTATGGTGCATATGTTCAAGACCCCTTACGGCATAATCTTTAAACTTGGCGCTTAATCCTGTATAAATCCAATTTGTCGCCTGATAAATAAACCCGTGATGCCCTTGCGATGTATCAGCATATGAAACAACAACTGACGGCTTCGGCAATCTATTTAAACAACCAGAAACAAAAAAGCTAAGAACATTTTTTTCTAATCCGTCATTAATAACTAATCTATTAAGTTCTAAAAAATTATCTTGATATAACCCATTTATTGCGCCAGATATTAATGTGTGGCTCATAGGCCGCCCGAAACTACAAACACCCTGCAACAGATTCAAATTATCGTACAACCCAAAAGCGCAGTTAATGTTCGGCAACCTTCGCGCATAGTGTTTTTTTAAAAACCATTCATAACATTCTGAACTTAAAACAGGCTTGATTGAATATTTATCTTTCATATAATTATTTCTTGCGGGATTTTATTTTGCCCTATTGTTCTAAATTTTCTGAATCTTTTGCTTTCTACTTCGCGAAACATTTCGGTATGCGATACACATTCTTGAAATTCAACTAAACCTTCAAAAACACCACATCTTAGAAAAATATCAGATCGACCTTTTATTGGGAAAAAGTCAACCTGATAAGAGCCACACGGCGAAAGCAAAGAAGGTGTTTCAATCATCGAAAAAATTATCCTCCTCCAAATCGTATTCGTGGTTGAAATACTTGTCATCTTCATCGCCAAATATATCGCGTATTGCTTGCGCTTCTCTTTGGCTATCAAGCGCGGCTTGATGATTGTGTAAAAAACTATCCATCCTTACGCCCCTGTATAAACGTAAGGTTTTTGCCAAGTACCAACATTGATGCTTACATAAAATGCTCTGTCAAAGTAATCAATCATTGCATCGTCATTGTTGTAATAGCCAACGCCTTTCATTGCGGCATTTAATTCATCTATGAAATCGCCAACTTTTTTATCATATTCTCTGTAATCATCGCCCCTGTTTTCGTTTACTTGTAAATAACCATCTGTTATTTGATGAGCCTTTTGGAAGTGACGTCTTGCATATTCATCGTTGATCTTTTGAGCCGCACCGATAAAGTCAAGAGCGCCTTCTTTGATAGTCACATATAAAGTGCTGTAGTTTCTAAC